CGATTGGATTGGCGAGCATCACGCCCCACAGCGCCTGCAGTCCGCTCATCGCCGCCGGCAACATCGTCCAAGCAAAGACGCTCAGCTTCACCGCAGCCACCCCGAGCGCCCAGCCCAACTGCCCGAACGCCAGGAGGACCGGCGACATCAGCCCACTCAGCAGCATCAGCGTGGATACTGTCGGCCCGAAGGCGCTATTCATGGCCTTGAAGACCGAGCCGACCTTCTGCGCGACTTGCCAGAGGCCTTGGAAGAGCTGCACGCCGATATCGATGATCGCCGGCAGCTTCTCCAGAAAGGCATCGAATTTGCTCTCAATCAGGCCACGGTTGGCCACCGTCCATTTCTGGATGTTCTCAAACATGGGCTGGATCTTCTCGGCCAGCTTCAGACCAAGGAAATTCTTGATGCCCTCGAAGGTGCCCTGCAGGCGCTTCCACATCTTGTCGAAGGAATCGGCCTGCTGCAGCTGGTCGTCGGTGAAGATCCGGCCGTCTGCCGTCATCTGCTCATACTTCTCGCGGATCCCATCGGCACCACGGTTCATGGTGCCCATCATGATCTCGCCGGACTTGCCCATCAGCTCCAGCAGCACCGCTTGCTTTGCGATGTCCTTATTGGAGCCCTTGAAGGCATCGGCCATGCGCTCGATCACCTCTTCGGGCTTCATTCCCTTCAGTTGCGCCATCGAGATCCCGACACCTGTGAACGCTTGCTGCTGTTCCTTCCCGCCGGCCAGTGCCAATCCCATTGCCTTCTTCAGCTTGCCCATCGCGGAGGCAGCGTCTTCCATCGTGCCGCCGTCTTCCTTGACCAGCTCGCCGAACACCTGCAGGCGCTGGGCGTTGATCTGATATTTCTCGGCCAGGTCGCCGACGCTGTCAGCGGCCTCGGCCGCTGCGACCCCGCAGTGAAGAATCTCCCCGACCGTGCCGGCATACACTCCGCCAATCCCGACCGTCGCCACGCCCAGGCCGACGAGGGACTTTGAGAGCGCACCGACCGCCGATTTCACCTTGCCCAGGCCGGTAGCGTCGTACAGCTTGCCGAACGCCGAGTGGAGATCTCCGGCCGGCTTGATCATGCCCTCCAACTTGGCACCGATCTCGTTGAGCGTGGTCGAGGCCTTGTCGATGGCCGAGATCACCAGCTCTGTTTTTGTCTGTTGTGTTCCCATTCGATTCTCGCGGGCAAAAGAAAAGCCCCGCCGGGTTTCCCAAGCGGGGCTTATCAAAGTTGCGTTACGTCAGGAGAAGAGGATGCCGAAGAGGCCGATCACAAAGCGGAGACCGATCCAGGCGATACTGGCGACCAAAATCAAACCGAGCACTGCCGGAACAAGCGCAATGCCACCAGCACCAAAGGCCAAGAGGCCGATCAGGCCGGTGTTGAGGTCCGGCTTCGCTTTGGGAGATTGAGTGGTTTCGTCCATGCACTCATTCTAGCAAAGGCCCCTTGGCCGTCAAGACGATCCCTGCAGCCGCTGTTGCGCCTTGATCACCTCACTGGCCTCATTGGCCCAGAAATCCAACTCCCAGCTATCCATCTCCCACATCTCACTTGGCGGAAAGTGGTAGAAGTGCGCGATCAAGCCGATGGCGTCACGCCAGTGCCACGTACCAAAAAAGGCGCCACCTTCCCCACCAGCTCGATCACATCGACCGCGTCCAGCTCGTCCAACGTATCGGCCGGCAAGCCGTTCATCTCCGCGATGAACTTCAGCGCGCCACCGAACTTCCCGTCCGAGGTCTTCGGATCAACGCCCTTCATCTCTTTCGCCTTCAGGCGGCGCAGTTTCAGGAAGGTGATATCGGAACCGTCCGCCGCCTTGATCGGGAACGCCAGGTCGTAGCGATCTTCCAGTACGGCCAGGATACCGGCGACCGGGATCGGCGCGGTCCCATCGCCCACCGGCGCTGATGCCGGCGTGCCCATGGAAGGCGCCAGTGTGGGCGATGGTGCAGACGTCTGCACAGGGCCGGCGGTCGGACCGTTCGGTTGGCTCTCGTAGAATTGATCGTAGCTCATGCTTGCTCCACCGGTGCGCCGATGAATTTGAGCGATGCCTTACCATCGCCCGCCTGGGGACTGATCGGCGATTCCAGACCAGCACCGCGCTGGATGAACTGCTGCCCGGAATCGCATTCGAAGACGATCGAACCATTGGTCATGGCGTTCAGGCCCACGATATCCGTATCGGCGTTCACCGCGATATCGCATTCGATTTCCGAATGCACCGGCGTCTCCGTCCAGCCGAGGAAGCCGTGGTCGCCCACGACCGGTTTGCGGCTGACGCCGCCCGGATTGAGCTTCGCCGTGCCAGGCAGGCTGGCGATGCTCGCACCGTTGACGCGAATGAAAGCGCGCCCAAAAAATTGAGATGGCATATAAGCCTCCTGTTAAAGACGGAACTGGACCTGTGCTGCGAACACCCGGAACTGGTTGACCAGATCGGGCGGCAGGCGCACGTCCACTCGATTGCGATCGTTCTTGTTGCGGACCACCAGCAGATCTGCCTTGAACTGTTCAATGTTCTCCATCAGGCCGGCGTCAACCCAGTCCAGACCCAGGGCGATCAACTCGGCCTTGATGTCCTTCGGCGCGGCAACCGCCTGACCCGGTGCCACCGGCGTGGTGTCGTCCACCAGCTTGTGACGCGGGAAACGCTGGGCGATACGCGCGCGCACCTGGTAGCGCATCAACGACAGGGTGTACATGGTCTCGATGTCGCGATAGCTCGGGTCCACCGTACCGGACGCATTGGTCTTGTAGTTCGTCACCGCACGCTCGATCACAACGTTGCCGCCGTTGTCCACCACCGTCGTCGCACCGCCATAGGACAAGATGTTGTTGCGTTCGGAGCGCAGCCACCGCTTCGCGGCCGGTGCCGGCAGACGTGTGGGCAGGACCAGCGTCTGCAGCGGACGGGCCGGGTCAATCGCCAGGTAGTACGCCGAGACCGCACCGGCCAGCACCGCCTTCTCCCACACTGGACCAGGCTCACCACCGGTTTCGCAGGTCCACAGCGTAATGTGCGGATTGTTGCGCACCGACAGCAGCGTATTGAGGGAGCCCACAGTGCCACGCACAGCCGAGTGGCAGTGGCCATCGTTCTGGTACAGCGGCCCCCAGCGGTTGTTCGCCTCGGTTTCCATCAGCCCCAGGTTCGCCGCATCATTGAACGGCATGATGATGGTGTTGTATTGCACCGCGCCGATGTTGGCCAGAGCGGTTGCAATACTCGGATCAGCCGTACCACCGTTCATCTGGACGATGGCCACGCCCAGGCCGGCCGGCGTCGCCTCGGATATCGGGTAGTAGTTCAACTGCATCATCAGATCGTTCGAGAGCGCCCCCTTGTGGCGAGCGGTGACGGTGACCACGCCGGCAGCGCTGGCAGCGGTCACGACCAGATCCGGCTTGGCGTTGATCGCAGCTGCCAAAGCAGCGGCAATGACTGCCACTGTATCGGTGGTCGCGACAGCAACCTGCACCACATCCTCGCCGATATACAGATTCAGCGTCCCGGCCTGCGTCGCGGCACCGGTGATCGTGATGGTGCCGGTGGCCGCCGTGCCTGCGCCGTTGTCCGGGACCGGGACGATCCAGGTCTCGATCGTGTCCGTCACGTCAAATAGCGAGGCGATCATCGCGGCACCGATCGAACCACGACCGAAGGCGGCGATTCCCGCCGTCTTGCCGCTCACCTGCAAGGGGACGTTGGCAGCACCAGTGCCGGTCGCCAGGGACTGGCCGATCAGCAGGATGCGCTGCGGCATGTTCACCGGCGCGTTGATCGCCTTGCTGTTGTCGAATTCGACGTATTGACCTGGCGTGAGCAGATCAACCGGGATCTGATTGAAGGAAATGGAACCGTCACTCATTGCTCACCTCCATCAGCTGATACGCCGCCGGCTTCACCTGCTGCCTGCGGCTCGGTGCTGACATCGCCATCGGCGAGTCGGCGGATCCAGAAAGCATCGTTCTCATTGACCTCAGTCTCGCCCGCGATCTCGCGGTGCGTCACGGGGTCGCGAACGGTCCTCCCTGGCACGGGATAGATCTTCATTGCGTTGCTCCTTTTATGGGAAATTGATTGCTGCGGACGCGTCGACCTGTCCGTCCGGCCCGACCGGCAATGGTGGATCATTGCGCGGCGAGGCCATGTCGATCTGGACAGTCACATTCTGCAGGTCGTCACCTTCGATACTCGGCTGCCAGATGTAGACGCATTCATAGGTCATCGTGAGCAGCGCGGCTTCGAGCTCGGCCGCGCTCTCGTAGTCCGGCTGACTGCCCTTGTACCGGAGCGACTGGCAGATGCCGCCGAGGTAAGGATCCGTGATCAATCGCTGCTCGACCACATCGGCCAGGTCGTCCAACTCATCGACTACAGCCTTACCGTTCAAGGCATACAGCTGCACGTAGACCTGCACCGTGCGCTGCTCCTGGTACTGGTCCGACAGATCTTCAGTGACCTCGGCGCCGGTGATGATGTTGGCGAAGGGCAGATCCTCCGATCTGGCAGCACGGGTACGAGCCAAGAAGAGCTTCTCCAGCAGCGGATGCCCTGCCAGCTTCTCCTGCACAGCCAGCCGGATTTTCTTGCGGGTATGCATGTCAGGCCTCCGAGATCAGCACTTTCATCAGTTCACCGTCGTCGACCCGCCGGGGGATCTGTCGCACGCGGTAGCGCACGCTACCGACCTGGATGAAATCATCCTCATCCAGGCCGACCAGCTTGCCGGCGGGGTACGTCAGTTCCGCGACGTTGGCGACGATGAGGTGCTCGGCCAGCGCAAAGACATCCGGCGCATCAACAAGGCCCATGGTGGTCTGCTCCGCCCCGCCGCTGGGCACCCAAACCACGGGCTTACCCATATCGGCGAAGAAGACGTCCAGGTCTTCGACAAACACGGCTGCTTACTGCGCTTCGGCAGGCTTGACGGACGGGGCGGTGACCACACCCAGGCCAGCCAGCTGCTCGATGGTGGCCTTGTCCTTCTTCTCGTCCAGTTCGATGGTGGCGCCGGCCGGGTAGACGGTCCCGTTATGCTCCAGCTGCCAGTTCACTTGCAGTTTCATGTTGACTCCTCTCAGGGATGAAAAAACAGGCCCGCGTAGGCGAGCCGCAGTATGGTTCCAGGTGCGCCGCTTACGCGACGACGTTCTGGAAGAAGAAGGACAGGTCGGGAGCACTCACCACCTCGGTGACACGCTCGCCAGCACGGGTCTTGTAGCCGCCTTCCAGGCCACCGAAATCCTTGCTGTAGATCGTGTCCGAGATGCGCTCCCCGAACTGGGGAGTGAAGCCCCAGGTGGTGGAGCGGCTCGCCTCGGTCGGCGTCTCGCGGTAGGTCAGCGCGCAGTGCTTGCCCCAGGCACGCTGGTAGCTTGCGGTCTGGCCCTTCTTCGCGGTGTTGACGAAGGCCTCGCCCACCTGGATTTCTTCCAGCTCCAGCGCATCGGCCAACTGCTGGCGCGAGACGCCACCGGACATGCCACCCTTGCCGTTGACGTAGTCAATGGTCTTGGGGTGCAGGATCAGCTTGGTCCAGGCCGCGCGGCCGATGGTCATCACGTTCGGACGCATCACCGGACCATCCAGGGCTGTCAGCAGTGCGGTAATCGGATCCGAGTTGGCATAGTCCGACCATTGCGAGGTGCCCGACAGAGTCAGCTTGTTGACGTGGTTGGCGGGCGCGAACACGGTATTTGCCACGCGGACCTCGCGATCCAGCAGGATCAGCTTCATGACGAACTCGGCGGCGTTGGCGATGGGATCCACGCCATCGGGGGCATTCTTGATGTCGACCACCGGGACGACTTCATCCAGGCCGTATTCGAACACGCTGGCCGGGATCAGGTCACCGATCGACTCCACCTGGTTCGGAGCGCTCTTGCGGCCCACGCGGGTCTCGGGGACGGTGAACTGGTCCGCCATGTTCTGGCGCATGTATTTGAAGTCCTGGGCACCTACCGGCACGCGCGGCATGACCGAGTCGGCGATCAGCTTGGTGTTGCTGTAGGCAATGACGATGGCGCGAATGAGCGCCGGGTTGATGGGAAACGGTGCTGCTGCACTCATGCTTTGCTCCTAGATTGGAATGGGAATGAAAGTTGCGATGAACCCTGGCCTATCAGCCCTGGATCATCTCAGCGCCGACGTACACGCTGCCGATGTCGCCCAGGACACCCGAAACCTCGGCATAGCCGATGATGCGGACGTTGTTACCGGCGGCTGGCGCGGCGGCAATGGCGCGACCGACCGCATCCGAGGTCAACGGCTGGCCACGGGTAACAGCGCCGCCGTATTCGATCTCGGCCGGGCCGCTGCGCACGATGTCAACGCGGTCGCCCACTGCGTAGGCAAAGCCTTCAGTCACGCCGATGATCAGATCGGTGGCGGCCGCTGCCTGCTTCACGGAGCCATCGGTGGCGCCGAAGCAAACGATGCGGAACTTGGCCAGTGCGGTTTCGGCCGTGTAGTTGAGAATGGCATTCGGGACGCGCATGTCTTTTCCTTTTCGATTGGGTTGATGGAGAGACCGCCAGCCGCTTAGGCAGCAGTCAGCTCGTTGCTGGCGCGGGCTGCGGCCTGGGCGTAGGAGATACGGCGGCCGGCGGCGTGCTCCGCTGTCACGATCTCCTGCGCGCGCGCTGCGATCGCGACGTCGGTCGGCTTCTTAGCCGAGGTGGCCTGCGGATCATCGGTCGGCTTCACCGGAGCGGGCGCATCGCCGCTCAGATTCGACGCCATGGCGGCCAGCTTCGACTTCTCAGCGCCGAGCACCTGGGCGGCGGCTTGGTCCGGAGTGGTCTTGCCGTCCGCCTTCAGGGTCGTGATCAGGGCTTCATGGCCCGGCATCGAGTGCGCCTCGATGCCGAGGATGCGCTGGCGCTCGCTGGTAGCACCCTCGGCCATGAAATCGGTACGCAGCTGCGCATACAAGGGGGCGTGATCGCGCTCCAGCGCTTCACGGGTCAGAACGGTTGCAACGGGATCGGGCATTTCATTTTCCTCATGGATAGGATCGTGGCTCTTCGCAGCACCGGCGCTGGCCACAGTTGGAGAAGTACTGCCGCCCAGCGCACCACCGGCGCCGGCTGCAGAAGTGGATTTCGCCGCGATTTGAGCGACGCGACGCGCTGAAAACTGGTTTGGATCGGCCGCCATCTGCTGCACGATGGCGTCCACGGTGGCCATGCCATCGACCAGGCCGGCGTCAACCGCCTGCTGCCCGATGAATACACGGCCATCGGCCATGTGCTGCACCACATCCTCGGCATTGGCCCCACGATGGTCCGCGACCGCATCCACAAAGACCGAGTAGATGTGATCCACCTGGTCCTGCAGGTACTGCTTGCCTTCAGCCGTCAGCGGGGCCACGCTGGAGGCGATCCGCTTATAGCGGCCGGCCGTGATCTCGGTGGCCTGACCACCGGTCGCGCGCGGGCTGTAGTCATGCGTCATCACCACGCCGATGCTGCCGACATTGACGGTCGGGCCACTGATGTAGACCGCATTGGCGGCAGAGCCGAACCAATATGCGGCGCTGGCCAGCGTGCCCTCGGAGACGGTGACGATCGGCTTCTCGGCCGACAGCTCGCGGATGGTGGCCGCCAGCTCGGGCGTGCCAAGCACGCTGCCACCAGGCGAGTCCACCGCCAGCACCAGACCGCTCACACGCGGGTCGGCGATGGCCGACTCGACCTGCTTGATGAGCAGCTGGGCCGAGGCGCCGCCGCTCACGCGGGTAAAGAGATTGGCCTTCGGTGCGATCACTCCATCCACCGACAGGACCGCGACCCCGTTATCCCGGATCTCGTAGTCCTGCTGCTCGCTCGACAGCGGCCGATTCAGGCGCGCTTCGATGGCCTCGATGTCGATCTTCTCGCCGCGCAGATGCGTGGAGTAGATGCCCTGGATCTCGCTCAGCTTTTCCGGCTGAATCGCCCAGGGACTGGTGAGGATTTCGATCAGTTTCATGGCTTGGAAGTAAAAAGGGCCTCGCAATGCGAGGCCCGTCAGGGTTCAAGAATCAATCTGGATCCGGCGGGAAGTCGGGCGGAGGCGTGGTCGGCGCCGCGTCCAACAGACCGCCTTCGCGGCGCATCCGCTGTTCCTTCACGCGCTGCTTGTGCTTGGTCTCCCAGTCGCCGCCGTCGTAAGCCGCCACTTCTTCCTCCAGCGTCGTCACGCCGATATCGACACGCTTCTCGATGGCGCTGGCCTCCTTCAGCGGGTCCAGGCTGCTGGGACCGTCGCCCAGCCACACTGCTTGGCACCAGGCGCGGCGCAATCCGGCATCCGCAAAGAAGCCAGGCGCGCTGATGCGCCCGATGGCCACCGCCTCGGCGAGCCAGGTCTCATAGATCGGCTGGCAGAAGTTCGCCGCCAACCAAGCGCGCCGTACCCGGAAGAACTTCCAGGCATCCAACATCGCTGCCCGTGCGGCGCTATAGCTGGCGGTGTAGTGCTTGATCAGCACTTCGAACGGGAGCTCCAGATTGACACCGATCTGGCGCAGAATGGCCATCACGAACGGATCGAACTGGGCGTTCGGCCGGCCGGGATTGGCCGTGTTCACCTTCTCGCCCTTGGCCAGGTCGATAATCGCACCCGACGAGAGCGCCAGCTCCGGTGCGGGCTTCTCCTTGTCGTCACCATAGATCGGGGCTGGCTGATCCTGGTCAGCCTCATGTTCAATGAAGACCGTGAACATGCCCGAGATGACCGCCGCCATGATCTCGGCCTCGGTGTAGCGATCCAACTGCTTGAGCGGCTCGATCACCGCCGCCAAATACGGCTCCCCACGGTGCTGGTCCGGCCGCAAGCGCTTGAACAGATGCACCACATTCCGGCGCCCGGTCTGCGAGCCACGCGCGGCGATCCGTGTGAAGGACGGCTTCTTCCCGATCCGCACACTGCCCGGATGCTGATCACAGACATGCACAGCAGCCATGGCGCCGAAGTCGTCCAGCTCGATCCCACCGAAGACGTTGCCCTTACCGGCCAAGTCTGGTGGCGTCAGCACACGATCACCCTCGATGACCTGCACCTTCGTTGCATAGAGGCAGTGCGCCACCTGATTCGAGGGCAGTACCCCGAAAGCGTCGCCGTTGATCAACGCCGAGCGGAAGGCAAGATCCTGCAGATCATAGAAGTTCTGTGTGGCAGTCGAGTCGCACTCCAGAGGGTTCTCAGCCCAAAGCAGATACTCACGGGTGACCGAGCGCTGCCACGCCTG